ACGCATCCGCTCAAGCCAGCGGGGTCGTCATCCATCCATGGATTCCTTCAATGAATGATATCACGCCGCTAGATCAGGACCAGGTTTCCGCAATCATGGGCATGTCGAGCATGACGGTCAGTCGCCGACAGCGCGACTCACTCGACCCGCTACCGATGATTTCGGGCGGCAGGGGGCGCGGCAACAAAGCCCAGTACGACCCTGCCGAATTTGGCCGCTGGCTGAAAAGACAGTGGACACAACAGGAAGACTCGCTGGACCTGGAGAGAGAGCGCGCATTAAACCTGCAGGCCGACACTGCGCTAAAGAAGCTCAAAGAGCAGCAAATTCTCGGTGAGCTGGCGCCGTTATCTACTCTGGAGTGGGCGCTGTCATCTATCTGCAGCCAGATTGGCGCGACTCTGGAAACGCTCCCCGCAAAACTCAAGCGTCGTCTTCCACAACTAAATGCCGCCGACCTTGAAATCATCCGCAAAGAAATCGCTAAAGCCCGCAACGCGGCCGCCTCTGTCCGCCTCGACACTGGCGCCAGTAACGCGAGTCAATCTGGAAGCGACAGTCTCACGTGCACTGAAGGCACTTGAGCAGCCGCTGCCGATTCGGCTGAGCGAGTGGGCTGCGCAGCACTTCTATCTGTCTGCTGAGTCCAGCTATGTGCAGGGGCCATGGGAAGCCTACCCGTACCAGGTCGGCATGATGGACTGCATGAGCAACGACGATATTCAGGAGATCACCTTGCTGAAGTCGGCGCGAGTCGGCTACAGCAAAATGATTCTGGCCTGTATGGGGTACATGGCGCATCACAAGAAGCGTAATCAGGCCGTCTGGCAGCCGGTTGATGAGGACGCAACGTCGTGGTGCAAGACTGATTTGGACACCTTTATCCGCGACTGCACGGCAATGCAGTCCATCTTTCCGTGGTGGAATAGCCGCAGCAAGCACAATACCTTCCAGCAAAAAACCTTCCTGACTTCCATCCTGCATATTCGGGGTGGCCGCTCAGCGAAGAACTACCGACGCCTGTCGATTGATGTCGCATACATAGACGAGCTGGACGGATTCGACCCTGATGTAGAATCCGAAGGCACGCCCGACGCTCTTGTATCCAAACGCCTTGAAGGCGCTCCATTCCCCAAGATGATTTGCGGGTCCACGCCACGCATCGCCGATACCTCGCTCATCACCGCCCGCGCGATCCATGCCGAGCTGACCTTTCGCTATCACATCCCCTGCCCGCACTGCAGGACGCTGCAGCCGCTGGAATGGGGCGGCAAGGATGCGCCGCACGGATTCAAGTGGTTCGACAACAACCCCGAGACTGCTGCCTATCTCTGCGCCCAGTGCGGCACGCTGTTCACACAGCCCGACTATCTGCGGGTCTGGGATGCCGAGTCCGGCGCACGCTGGCAGGACGATACCGGTGTTTGGTTTGATGCCGACATGCGATTCTGGGACGGCGCCGGCAAGATGCTGCCGCCACCGAAATCCGTCGCCTTTAAGATATGGACGGCCTACAGCCCGCAGCAGACATGGTCCGGCATCGTCTCTGATTGGCTGCGCTGCAAGAGTGACCCGTTACGCCTGCGCGCATTTATCAACCTGACCCTCGGCGAACCCTACGCGGAACAATCCGAGAAGTCCGACCCCGATACTCTGTTAGCCCGTCGCGAGAACTACACCAGCGCGCGACTGCCGTCCGATGTGCTCTACCTGACCGCTGGCGTGGACGTGCAGGACAACCGCATCGAGTGCGAGATCGTCGGCTGGCGGCAGGATGCGCGCGACAGTCCACCGGAATCCTGGGGCGTCGAATACCACGTCATCAGCGGCGACCCGGCCCGCACCGGCGTTTGGGGCGACCTGGACACGCTGCTGATGCAGGACTGGACCACCGATGACGGGCGCACGCTTCGCATTCAGGCGGCCTGCGTGGACTCGGGCGGTCACCACACCAGCCAGGTCTATGCCTGGTGTGAGGCGCGCAAGGGCCGGCATATCTACGCCATTAAGGGCATGCCCGGTGCGCGGCCTATCTGGAAGCCGAAAGCCGGCAAGTCGAAGAAATACCAGGCCGAGGTCTGGCATATCGGCGTCGATACCGCCAAGGACGCCTGGTACGCCCGTCTGAAAATCGCTGCACCCGGACCGGGCTATTGTCACTTTCCGCTCGCGTACAGCGAGACCTATTTCAATGGCCTGACTGCCGAGCAGGTGCGCACCAAGTACAGCAAAGGCCGACCGATCCGCGAATGGTTCTGCCCGCCCGGCAGGCGTAACGAGCCGCTCGACATCCGCTGCTATGCCCTTGCCGCGCTGCTGGCCCGTCCGGTGAACTGGACGGCGATGGCCGCCGCCGTTGGTCAGGCTGCCGCGCCGGCAGTAGCGAAGAAAGCGCCTGTCCGGCAGGTGCGCTTTCAGATGCGCTGATGCAGAAAAGCGCGCGTAATGCTATGATTGCGCGGTTATTTTTGTAGAGGGCTTGCCGCATGGACATGCTGGACGAAGTCGCCGACATGGCCGGTATCGGGCCTGACCTGCTGATCGAGCTGCGCCGCCGCTTCGGGGGTCAGTCGCACTACATCTGCTCTGCGCGCCCCCTGGTGCAGGACCAGATCAGACGGTCCACCCTACCCGCCGCCGACCTTGCCCGCCGCTACGGCGTCACGAGGAAGACCGTGGCGCGAATCAAAGCCAGGTGAGCGAACGGGACAGTTCAACCCTAGCTTTGTCCCATCCATGTGCCGCACCATGCGCGCATGGCTTACTCCCTCAGCGACCTGCAAACCATCCAGGCTGCCCGCAAAAGCGGTCAGCTTCGTGTCCAACTTGGCGACAAGATTATTCAGTACCAGTCCGGTGCTGACCTGCGTCAGGCCGAGGCCGACATCAAGGCCGAGCTTATCGCGCAGGGCATCACGGTCCCCGGCGTTTCTGATGCCGCGCTGCGCCCGCGCGCTTGGCGCATCAGCACGAGCAAGGGCCTGTGAATCGCCCTCGCGGGTTGCCCGCTGTCGCCAAGCTGTCCGCAATCGTCGGTGCCGACGGCAGGCCGCTGCGCGTCAGTAACCTCGCCTACGAAGCCGCGACCCGTGGCCGACGTGCTGATGGCTGGGACGCGCCTGACGACGGACCGAACGCGGCGCTTGAATACGACCTTGCGCTGCTGATTCGTCGCTCCCGTGCTGCGTACCGGAACATTCCGTGGATTCGTCGCGCCATCAACAGTCTGGCCGACAACGAGATCGGCTCGGGCATCGTGCCGCGCTTTCGCTGCGAGAGCAAAGTCCTGCGCGCCCAGCTGCAGGCGCTCTGGAGCGACTGGGTGCATGACGCCGACGCGGATGGCGTGCTCGACTTCTACGGCCTGCAGCGCCTCGCGGTGCTGGAGCGTCTGATTGGCGGCGAGTGCTTCATCCGCTTGCGGCCCCGGCGCATGGAAGACGGACTGGCCGTGCCGCTGCAAATCCAGCTCCTGGAGTCCGAGCAGCTCCCGCTCAGCATCTACGCCAGCAGCGTCGCGCAGTGCGGCATCGAACTGACGCCATTCGGCCAGCGCGTCGCGTACTGGTTCTATCGAAACCACCCCGGCGAGCGCCGCCTCGGTGCGAATCTGAGCGAGTTGACCCGCGTCCCCGCTGCTGGCGTCATCCACCACTATCAACCGCTGCGTGCCGGGCAGATGCGCGGTGAGCCTGCGACCGCTGCAGTGCTCCTGCGCACCCGCGTGTTCGACACCTACGAGGACGCCGAGCTGGCCCGCAAGGCCGCGCGCGCACAGATTACCGGATTCATCCGTCCACCCCTGGTCGAGGATGGCAGCGCGCCGATAACCGGCGAAGAGCCGCAGATTATCGACAGTGCCGGCCAGATCAATCTCCAGCCCGGCACCATCGCCGAACTGCGCCCCGGTGAGGACATCACCCTGGCCAGCAGCGACGATGCCGGCGCCGGCTTTGCCGACTTCCAGCGCGAGCAGAAGCTGGCAATGGCGGCCGGCATGGACATCCCCTATGAGCTGATGTCCGGCGACTACAGCAAGGTCAACGACCGCATCATGCGCGCCGTCATGGGCGAGTTCCATCGTGGCCTGACTGCGCGACAGGACCATCTGACCATCCACCAGTTCTGCCGGGGCGTCATCAACGCCTGGCTGGACACCGCCGTTCTTGCGGGCGCAGTCACCATCCCCGGCTATGCCGACAACGCCGCTGTCCGTGCTGACGCGCGCAGCGTCGATTGGCGGGCCGACGGCTGGCCGTATCTGCACGCGCTGCAGGATATCCAGGCCAAGGCGTTACAGGTCCGCTCCGGCTTTACCTCGCGCGCTGCCGTGGTCGCCGAAATGGGTGGCTATGACGTGGAGGACATCGATGCTCAGAACGCCGATGACGCTGCCCGCGCCGATGCGCTGGGTCTGCGCTTCGACACCGACGTAGCCGCATCCGACAGCGGCGAGGAGACCCCTTGAGCCAGGCATTCTCATTCAAAGCCCTCGACGCAGACCGCGCCGAGATTCGTATCGACGGCGAAATCGGCGGCGGCTGGTTCGACGAAGACCCGGTGACCGCCAAGCAGTTTGCGAAGAACCTGAAAGCACTGGGCAAGCCGAAGGAGCTGGCGATTCATATCAACAGCCCAGGCGGCAGCGTGTTCGACGGCAGCGCGATTTACAGCCAACTCAAGCGCCACAAGGCCAAGAAGACCGTCTTCGTTGAAGGTCTGGCGGCCAGTATCGCGTCCATGATTGCCATGGCCGGCGACGAGGTCGTCATTCCCGAGAATGCGTTCCTGATGATTCATCGCGCCAGCGGCCTGGCGCAGGGCGATGCCGACGAGATGCGCAAGACCGCCGACGTGCTGGAGAAACTGGAGTCGGGAATCGTCGCCGCTTACGTCGAAAAGACCGGCCGCGATGCCGACGAAATCAACGAGCTGATGGCCGACGAAACGTGGATGACCGGCGCTGAGGCGGTCGCCTTCGGCTTTGCCGACCGCACCACCGACGCGATTCAGGCGACTGCCTGCCTGACCCCGAGCGCGCTGGCCTGCTTCAAGACGCCACCCGCCGCACTGATGACCCCACCCCTTTCCATTTCCGAGGAAGACTGCACCATGAGTGATGAGATCGAAGCCGCGCCGCTCGAATCCGAGCCCGCGCCGCCCGTCGTGGAGGTGTCCGATAGCGCGCCTCCGGTGCTCGATGCCAGCAGTGTCGCTGCTGCCTGCGCTGCCACCGCATCTGCCTGCGCCACCGCCGGATTCCCGCAGCTTGCCGCCGACCTGATTGCCCGGCAGGCGTCAGCCGATGTTGTCGCCGCGCGCCTGCGCATGGCTACGCAAATCAAAGCTGCCTGCACGCTGGCGAAGCTGCCCGAGCGTCTCGACGGCTATTTGAACAGCGGCATGAGTGACATCGAAGTTCGCGCAGACCTGTTCGATCATCTAGCCGCACGCGACCAGGAAGCGACCCTGAAGACCACGCCGCCGGCAAAGACCGACTGGCTCGAAGAGGCTGCTGCTGCCTACCGTTCTGCTAACCCCGCCGCCAGTCTGGCCGCTGCCTACGCGGCTGTGATGCGCGAAAACCCGAAACTTTATGACGCCTGGCTGGCGTCGAAGGGAGCCTGAGCATGGCCGTTGATTACGATCTCGATGTACTAACCCGCCTCGCGGGCGCCGACCTGAGCGCCACTGGCCAATACCGCTTTGTCGAGCAGTCCACTGCCGGCACGGTGACGGTCTGCAACAGCGCCGGTGAAAATGCGCTCGGTGTGCTGCAGAACAACCCGACCAGCGGTCAGGCGGCGGTTGTTGCCGTCGGCGGCGTAAGCAAGATCACCGCCGGCGCGACCATCGCCATCGGTGACCAGCTTGCCACCACCGCTGCCGGCAAGGCCGCGCCCGCCACGAACGGCCAGGTCATCCTCGGCGAGGCTATGACCGGCGGTGCTGACGGCTCCATCATCAGTATGCTGTGGCGGCCAATGGCCTACAGCGGGTCCATCGTGGTCACGCAGGACTCCAGCCTGCAAAGCGCCAGCGTCACCCTCACCGCCGCGCAGGTCAAGCTGCTGAACACCACGCCCATCACGCTGGTGGCCGCGCCCGGTGAAGGCTACGCCCTCGCGCTGGATTCCGCCGTGCTGTTCCTGGATTACGGCACCACCGCCTATGACGGCATCGCCTCCGGCGAGGACCTGGAAATTCGCTACACCGATGGCTCCGGCGCGCTGGTGGCCACAATCGAAACCACCGGCTTCCTGGGCGCCACCGCTGACGCGCTGCGCTACGTCCAGCCGACCACGACCGCCGCCATCACTCCAGTCGCCAATGCGGCGCTGGTGCTGTACATGGCCACCGGCAACATCGCCACGGGCGATAGCCCGCTCAAGCTCAAGCTTTATTATCGCGTCATCCCGGCGGCGCTGTAAGGAGACCATTTTATGAAGCCGACTCCCTCTGATGTGCATGTCAATCAGCCGCTGACCAATATCAGCATCGCCTACCTGCAAAGCCAGATGCGGTTCGTTGCGGATCGCATCTTTCCGGTCATCCCGGTCGAGAAGCAGTCCGACCGCTATTACACCTACGACCGGGGCGACTGGAACCGGAATGAGATGCAGGAGCGCGCGCCATCCACCGAGTCTGCCGGCTCCGGCTATCGGCTGGACAACACGCCGACCTACTACTGCCGCGAATACGCCCTGCACCGTGACATCCCCGACCAGGTCATCGCCAACGCCGACAGCGTCCTGAATCCGCTGCGGGAAAGTGCCGAGTTCCTGACCATGAAGGCGCTGATTCACCGCGAGAAGATTTTCGCGGCGAACTTCTTCACCACCGGCAAATGGACCACCGATGTGACCGGTGTCGCCAGCGCGCCGAGCAGCGGCCAGTTCCTGCAGTGGAACGATGCCAGCGCCGACCCGATCAAGGGCATCCGCACCGCGTCCACCACCATCCTGGAAAGCACCGGCATCGCGCCGAACGTGCTGGTCCTGGGCAAGCGCGTCTATGACGCCCTGCTGGACAACCCTGCCGTCATCGACCGGATTAAGTACGGTCAGACTGCGGGCGGCCCGGCGCTGGTCAATCCGAACCTGCTCGCGCAGCTGTTCGAGGTGGATCGGGTGGAAATCATGGCCGGCATCGAGAACACCGCTGCCGAGGGCGCGACCAATGCGCACAGCTTCATTGCAGGCAAGGGCGCGCTGTTGTGCTACGCCGCGCCCAGCCCCGGCCTGATGACTCCGAGCGCCGGCTACACCTTTGCCTGGAGCCGAATGGGCAATGTCGGCCAGGTGGTGCGCGAGTTCCGCATGGACGAGCTGAAGGCGACCCGGCTGGAAATCGAAACCAACTTCGATCAGAAGCTGATCTCCGCCGACCTCGGTTACTACTTCGCCTCGGCGGTGGCCTGATGTATCGCGCCATCAGTGAGTTATTGCTGGATGGCGTTCAGTATCGGCCCGGGCAGGTCGTGGACATGTCCGGGGTTGATGCGCGCGTCATCACGCGACTGCTGGAGCAGCGGCGCATTCTGTTTGCTCCGCAGCCCGCTAGCGAACCCAAGCGCAAGCAAGCGTGAATCGTGACCTGGCAGCCGTCTTCCAATCGCTGGCGTCTGACCTGCTGACGGTCTGGGGCCGGTCCGTGACGCGCACCACCGTTGAGGGCGACGAGTCATCCGTACTGGTGATTCTCGATGAGGAATCAGTGGCGGTGGGTGATTACGGTGAGCGCATGGAGCAACGCTGGACACTGGATGTCGCCAGTGCCAGCGGCGCTGCGGTCGGCGATGTGTACACGGAAGCGGGGACGCCGACTGCTGACGACCCCTATCCCGACGATATCGCATGGACGGCTGCGCAGTTGCTCAACGATGACGGCTATATCCGCCGATTCCTGGTGCGGAAAGGGGTTGCTGCGTGAGCGACATCAGCCTGGCCCGCACTGAACTGGTCGCTCTGCTGACGCCGATTGCCTCGGTACGTACCGGACGCGCGGCACTGGAAACCACCAGCGCCACGCTGCCGGTGATAACGCTCTGGAGCACGAGCGACGTACCCGCAACCGATCAGGGCTATGCCGCTCCAGCCTATACCCGC